CGCCGTAGTCGCTCCCGTACCGCCTGCTGCAATTGCAAGTGTGGATTGTAGGCTTGTGGCTGTTGCCGCATTACCGCCAATTGAGAGGCTGGTTGCTGTACCTGTGAGTCCTGTACCCGCGCCGATGTGATTAGACGCTGTGACTGAGCCGTTGACAGTAAGCGCTCCCCCAGTTGTGATGACGCCGGGTAGGTATGTGTTTTGTGTGTAGAAGTTCGTGCCGTCTGTCCAGATTGTGGCTGTTTGTCCGGCAGGTATGGCGATCCCGGTACCCGCTGGTGTTGTGTTGCCAAGGACTGTACTTGCATAAAACGTAGCTGTCCAACTGGTCTGGTTGTTCACCACATAAAGCTTAGACGCCGCAGTGGGGGTAAAGATATTGAACGCCGTTGAAACTGTACCTGTCTGAAGTACAAGGGCTGCACCCTGGGCTTGATCTGGCGCACCATATAAATAGGTAAGTGGCTGCGCGTTTGAGTTCACAGTTACGACCTGTACCCCGGCAATGGCGTTCTCAATGATACCGCCCAAGTTTGTATTGGTTGTATTGCCCCATGTACCCGCTTGGTCGCCGGGACCCATTAACTGGATGCGTAGGTCTGGTGAGTATGTACTTGACATGATTTGTCCTTATTGTGTGTCGTCTATGAATGTCCAGCCGGGGGTGTTGGTGTCTACAATGTCTTGCCAAACAATAGTAGGTGTTGCTCCAACGGGAGATGTTGCGGTCGTCGTGTTGATCAGTTGTCCTGCAATTGGCGCCAAGCCGAACATGAAATCGCCCGGGATTCCCCAGCCTGTAATTGTAACGGTTACCCCGCCCCACTGTGCGTTTTGCGTGTCATCTATGGTGTTCCAGCCACCTGTAGTATTTGAGTCCGCACTGATAATCGCCTCAGTGATCGCCTCTTGGAACTGGGTTGTAATAGACTCTGTCTCAGCGGAGGTGAGCGACTCGGTGATGTTGAACGGGAATACAAACGGAGAAAGTTGGCTGTCCCCTGAAGTCAGTGCTTCAACTGGCGCAAAGAAATAAGCTGACCCAATTGTCTCTTGATCTGCGCTTGTTACGGCCTCCACAATACCGAAGTAGAAAACGTCTTGCTCTGAGTCTGTATTGTCAGATGTCAGCGCTTCTGTAATGGCTTCCAGAAACTGTGCTGTAAACACCTGCGCATCAGCAGGGTTTAGGTTTTCTTGGATGGACTCTAAGAACGCACTGACCTGAGTGCTGGAGTCGGCGATTGTTGTGGCTTCGGTCCTNGTCAGGTTGAACTGGGCGGCTATAGACTCTGTCTCGGCACTTNTTAGGGCTTCGNTGAGCGATGTTAAGAACTGCGCTGTAATGGTCGGTGTGTCTGCAGAAGTCCAGGCTTCAGTGATTGAGTCTAGATATGCAGATGTTTGAGTGCTTGAGTCCGCCTGAGAGATACCCTCGACTATGCCCTCGTAGAAGACATCGACTTCGGAATCGGTATTGTTAGACGTTAAAACCTCCGTGATGGAGGTCAGGAAAGCTGCAGTATCGACGTAGTTGTCGCCTAGTCCCGAGTCTTCAGTAATGGATAGGGGATAGTAATTCCCGCCAAGCGCAGCGAAGGGTGACTGAGCAAAAGCGGAAATTCCATACATGATTAGCTTGCTGTGGTTTCAGCAGGTGGTGTGTTATTGGCGGCGGGCTGTTGTGCCTGCACTTCCTTATTNACCAACTCTACGATTTGGAATACCTCTTGGAACGGCTTTGTCCCAATGTAAGACATGATTGCGTTAAGGGTTTGTACGGATAGTTTTACTTCTTGCATTTGTTTTCCTTAAGAGGTTTGGTTAAGTTCAATGTATCGCAGTAATACCACGACCACGGAAATTATAATGCCCACAAACATCTGATGAATCGGGGTCAACGGAAAGACAAACAGAAAACCCTGCATCACGGATAGCACCGCAATAAACAATGCCCAAAGAACGTGCTTGTCTTTTAAAAGAGTTAAGATCATATGCCTACCTTGGCTTTAAGTGCGGCTATTTCTGTTGCTTGGGCTGTTACAAGAGCGTTTAAGTCTTTAATAGCATTTACTAAGTGATAAGTCACATTTTCAATGTTAATACCCATTACACCTGTCGATTCTGTTTTTACACAATCAGGAAGTATGTCTTGTAATTCTTGAGCAATAAATCCAATTTGAGTTCCTGTTATTGGAATTGCGTCAGTTGGTTTTAATGTGGGATCAACTTCTTCTGGCAATCTATATTCAAAATTACGAACAACTAATTGAGATACTTTATTCAAGCCATCTGTATTTGTAACAATATTCTTTTTGAGACGTTGATCAGAAGTTGTTGACCACGATGCAGAATTGTTACCTTGATAAGTTCCACCAAAATTGTTATTTAAAAATCCAGTATTAGAACCTTTACCAGTAGAAGTCCCAGTTCCTATTACTAATTCATTTGTGTCTGTTGCGCCAGATGGTTGTGTATTGTAACCAACACAAAGTATATTAGAACCCGTTGTAGTATTACTTCCTGCCCCTTGGCCAATCAGTGTATTTTGGTTTGCGCCTCCTGCAATTAAATTTCCTGCGTAATCACCTACACAAGTATTATTACTTCCTGTTAAATAAGATGCCCCTCCATTTGAACGGCTAGAAATAAAAGTATTATAAGAACCCGTTGTAACAATAGCACCTGCATTTCCACCTATGCAAGTATTATATTGACCTGTTGTTATATTTGATCCTGCGCTATACCCAAGAGCAGTATTGTAAGTACCTGTTGTAAAACTTGTAAGTGCAGATATACCAACAGCTGTATTGTTAGTTCCTGAAGTAGAGCCGTTAACGCCTTGACCTGCAAAAGAACCAATGAATACACCATTACCTGTCGTGTACTGACCTGCCGCTTGTCCTACTGCCGTAAAGTTAGAAGATGTAGTTGAATACCCTGCTAAATTACCAATACAAGTAACATAACCTGAGCCAGTATTGCTATATCCTGCTTGGTATCCTAAATAGGTATTTCCAGTAGCGTTATTGTTGTACCCTGCTTGATAGCCTACTGCGGTGTTATTGGTTGCAGTATTGCTATTTAATGCCTGATAACCCAACGAGGTCGTATATGGCGAAGCCGATTGGTTTAATCCTGTAAACGCAGTAGACTGTGTTGTTGAGTCACTAAACGTAATTGATGGGGATGATCCCCCAATGACTGTGGTCATATTAAGCTCCTAATATTGCAGAAATTTCTGCTTGCGTTAAACCAAGCGCAGTTAGCTTGGCAAGTGCGGATGCTTTAGCGTTTGCTTGAGCTTCTTGTTCTGCGGTATATGCGTTTTGTAATTCTGTTAATTTTGCCTCTACTGTTGCAGGAACAATTGTTACTTCAGCACCGTTTTGGTCTAAGCAAGTTAAAGAATTAACGTCATTACCATAAATAACTGTTACGTTTGAATATACGCTTCTTACTGCATCATGTAAATTTGGTTGCATTATCTAATCTCCATTGCGGTCATTGTTGATGTTTGTGAATCATTATTCCAATTAATGTTTCCACTTGAACCATTTCTACATATTTGCAATGTGTATGTAGTTGGAGAAGTTGTCGAAGGAGAATCTAAATACATAAAAGCAGAATTTGACCCGCCATTAGCACTACTAACATATCCAGATATATGATCAAAACCAACAATAACAGTTGCTCCTCTTAGTATTTGTTGAAATGCAAAAATTCCAGTAGCTCCACCACTAAACACACCCATTAAGTTTGTAAATATAAGAATCTTGCTAGTAGAAAATTGAGGAGTAATTGTTACTGCTAAACCAGTATTTGCGAAAGTTGTTGTTGAATTACTACCAGTTGATGAATAAGTAGATTGAATAACCTGCACAACACTCCCTGTCGGCATACTTGCCGCAGTAAGCTGATTAGCAAACGTAACTACCTGACTATTATTTATAGTCATTGCTGTAGTCGCTGTACCGCCTGATGTGGTCGTTTGTAAAAGTAGCGTTCCATCGCTTCCTGCTGTCTGAACGATCCCCGTTATACCACTTGATGCACCGTTGTCGGCCTTGATAATGTTACTGGACATATTATGCTCCTACCTTTGCTTCGAGAGCTGTTACTTTTGCTGTTAATGCTTGAATACTTGCAATCATAAGTGGTATTAGTTCTGTATAACGTACTGATAAATATTCTGTTTGGTCATTTAACTCATCGGCATTTACAAGTTTAGCTTGGTCAATTGCTTCAGGAACAACAATTTGTACGCTTTGGGCTATAACACCAACACAAGGTTTATTTGTTGTATCGGATTTCCAGGTAAACTTTACTGGCTGAAGTTGTGCAATATCTGATAATGGATTTGCATAAGTTCCAGTTACATTTTTTAATCTTGAGTCAGAATATGAAGACCAAGAATTTCCGCCATCTGCTATTGTTACTCCAACACTACTTCCATTAACAAAATAATAAGTGTTTGCACTACTTACAGCTTCATACCAAAATTTTGAACCTGCATTTGTGTTTTGCAATTCAACTAAATTTTGTTGAGCTAGTGAAACCGTAAGTGGAAATCCAGGACTTGTTGCTCCAGAACCAATCCCTAAATAACCACCATTAGTTAGTGTCATTGCTGTGGTAAGAGATACAGAGCCACCCGCAGTACCAGAAGTTGAACATACACTCCAAGAATGCCCGCCACCACTTTGTGCATAATTTGATGCGTAGCCACCAGTATTTAAATATAAAGTAGAAGAAGCAGATGAATAATAATTGTGGGCTAATATTGTTGAACCAGTACCATAAGTATTAGTTCCTAAAGAAGCATAAGTTCCTATTTGGGTAGTATATTTATTATAAGTAGAACCCCAAGCACTAGGAGTAACTCCTAATCCTAAGTTACCGCTACCATCAACCCGCATCTTTTCTGTGCCATTTGTATAAGTGGCAACATAAGTATTTGTTGTATTAAAAAGAATATTTTGACCGTTAACAGATGATGTATCGCCTATTGAAACTGCATTAGTATCAGCATACAAATATCCCTGTTTGCCCGATGTAGCGTTCCAAGAAATTACATCACCATTACTAGATTTTGTTACTTGCAATAAATAACTAGGACTAGCCGTACCAATACCAACCCTTTGACTTGTATCTATTGTTACCGCAGTAGTCGTACCATTAGTCTGTAGTTGAAGTACGCCAGATGTATCACCAGTATAAGAAAGCGCTGTGGTGCTCGTGGTTCCCGCTGAAATAATTGATGCCATGTTCGTTCCTTAAATAATGACCCAGCGTTGACCGCTTGCGACCGTGACGCTAACTCCAGATGCTGTTGTGATTGGACCAACTGAGAAACCGTTTGTGCCTGTTGCGATGGTATAGCTAACGCTTGCTGTCGTGTTGTTAACTTGAATAGCGCCGCCCGCTTGAGCACCACCAATACCGCCCCAGATCGTTCCGTTGTAACCTTCAAACTGAGATAACGATGTGTTATATCGCAACATTGCCGTTGCAGGTGTTCCAGGTCTTTGCGCCGTTGTACCAACTGGCAGTGTAATAGCGCTTGTTGTTGGGAACGAGGTAATACCTGTTGTTCCGTTAACTTGCATAACATCTGCACCGCCGCCCACAGCAAACCGAATCGCATTAGCAGTTGTTGTACCAATCGCCAAGTCTGCAGTTGTAGCAGTTAAATACACTGTGTTGGGGGAGCCAAAACTATTTGTACCCGGTGTGCCAGTCCATCCCGAACTGTTCATACCAAAGTCACCATAATAAGTGGTAGCAGTCGTATTGTTGTTCGAGACAATTACATCAGAAGAAGCGGCAGTACCTGTATTGGTATTTTGAATCTCCATCTGTATGTAACTATTCTGACTGGCTTGCATCGTCAAAATATGATTTACATCGGTATAGCTCAGTGTTCCGTAAGAGAACGCACCTGTTGAAGACGTGCCGGAAGTAGAGGCATTAGCCGTAACAGTTGTGAAAGCACCTGTATTTTGTGTGGTCGCGCCAACTGTGCCGTTGATGTTGATACTTGCTGTACCTGTCAGGTTTGTAACCGTACCAGAGCTTGGTGTACCCAGCGCACCATTGTATAAAACAACTGCTCCTGTCGAACCAGTATTAACTGCCAACGCTGAGGCTATGCCTGTACCAAGACCCGATACACCAGTGGAGATCGGAAGTCCTGTTGCATTGGTGAGTGTTCCAGAGCTTGGTGTGCCAAGTGGACCGCCTTGATAAACAGCATATTCAGCAGGGTAGGTACAAAATACGTTCTGTGTACCAGACGCAAAATTAACTGTAGAACCCGCGTTACTAGAAGCATAAACCGTTGTACGGCTTAGCGTATTTCCTGTATTCCAAGTACCCAGTCCCACCTCCCAGTTTGCACCGCCTTGATCAGCGATACAGTAATAAGTTGTGGTTCCATTTGTAGAGGAAAAAGCGCCACTAAAAGACTGATACCCCGTGACCGCACCAAGGAGCGTGATTGCGCCTGTGCCTGGAGAACTACAGGTTTCTAATACCCGGTCCTTGATTAAGAAAGCCATACATACCCCTTAATTAGGAAGTAGCTGTTGTAGAGTAGGTTACTGAAACCGTATCGCCCGCTGTTGTTGTTTTAGCGGTTCCAAAGTTGCCCTCTGAATACAAAACACCAGCAGTTGAGCTTTGTGTGCTTACCGCACCTGTGCCTGTCACCAAGAAACAACCATAAACTGTACCACCACTNCCTGTAATTGTATANGTAACTGCCGTAGCTGTCGAGGAAGTTACGTTAGAAGGAGTTGATCCTGTACTTGTAGAAGCCGCAAAAACCGCAGTACCACGAACTGCTGAGCCGCCNACGGTATAAGCTGTGAATTCCTTACCNCCACCCACCAGAGTTGTCATGGTATCTGTTGCGGCTGGAGATAAAGAAGCATTGGTTAAACCAAGGAATGGCCCAACTGTTGTATATGTTCCAGAAGTTCTAAGGAGTGTATCTAGCATTAACTGCTTTCCTACAGCTACCACTAGGTTGGGAAATTCTTCTTCCCATTTAATATTACCGTCTTTATCACGGCATACAACGTGATACCAACCTTCAATACCCATGCCTTCTGGGACTTTAGCGTTAGCCTGGAGCGTAGCAACTGCGTGGTCTCCAAATTTAGATAGTTCGTTAGTCATTTTGACTCCTTAAGATATGCGAATAATAGCCGCTGTGTTTGTGGCGGCAGGAAACTGAACTGTGAATGTGGCGTTAGAAGTCTTGGCTGACCCAAAGTCTAAAACACAAACGGCGGGGTTGGTTGTGCCATTGTTTAAATAAATCAAGGCACCTCTTGCACTTATAGATCCTGTCCAAACTGCGTTAGCAAAAGACACATAAGCCGTATCCCCGCTGGATCCTGTTGTTGGAAGCTGATTGACCACAAGCAACTGACCACCTGCTGCATAACTGCCACCATTTGTCTCACCCGCGTTGGTGTAAGACTGTGTGGTTTGGTTCAGGGTTGCGGAGTTGGTGTAGAGCGCAATGTAGAAGTTGCCGGACGTGAAGTTGTACACCCCGTTCATCATTCCGGTCTTAAATACATCACAAGCCCAGTTGCCAGTAAATGCCATGTTATGTTACCTTCTGACGATACTGACCAGAACGATAGGCATCTTGGCGCTCCAGTCCGTCGCCCAAACGTTTTGCTTCCATAAGCGCTTCTTTGTACTTGTCGTTGTACAACGCAATAATGTCCGCTTCGCCCTTCATGAACGTGTAAGCCTCGACCAAAGAACCATACAACAATACAGAATCATAATTGTCTCCAAGCCAAGTTGTGCCTGTGGAGTTAGACACGGCGGTGACAGAAGCTGTAAAGTTAGAACCGCCTGTACCAATATAAGTACCAGATGCGCTAATTACATCATTAACAGAATACAACGCTCCACCTGTTGTTGGTGTAATACCTGTGACGATACCGCCCGCAACCGTGATGGTTGCAGTAGCTGAATTCCCATTACCACCTGTGATGGGTACATCGTAATATGTACCGTTGGTGTACCCAGACCCACCGTTGGTGAGTGTCAAAGCGGTGATTGCGCCTTGGATAATTGTGGGTGGATAGTAATAATAGTGCAGCTCTACAGCGTACGACTGATCTGGTGTTGGTCCAAGAAGAAAGCTCAGTTCGGCAACATTGCCGTACTGGGGACCAAAGAGTGCGTAATACTGGGGCTGCTGATAGAAAGAAGAATTAGTACTGGCAAACGCTTCACGGATGAAGTTGACATCTTTGTTAATTAAGTATGTGTAAGTGCCGTTGCTGATCACAGCAAGCGAGTACACAGACAAGAAGTCGTTGGGGCAAGACAAGTAAGAATTGCCCGCTGTCAAAGTACCAATCTTATTAGCGCGAAGACTTGGAAACTGAATCGTGTTGTAAATGCGTTGCTCAGCCTGCTCGATGAAACGGTTGATCTGCGATGTGCTAGATTCTGTCGTTCCATCAGCAAGGTATACAGTCGGAAATTGATTTTCCGTGTATGACTGAATTGCAGTTACAAGTTCAGTATAGGTCACGCCATTGGTCCCCTAGCGATTCTGCCTTTAGTGGCTGCACCGTTACCACGTGTCTCAATACCTGTGGACTCAACTTTATCGTTGTGCCCAATAGATACGCCACCATTTAAAGGTGTCCAGTTCTTACGTGTTGGCATCTCAACTGAGAACCCAATGTCTTTTTCTTCCAGCGCTTTACCGCCAGAAGTATGGGGAGCTGCGTAAGTAGATGCAGGACCTACTTCTTTGCCGCCCTTTTTCATGCTAAATTTAGCCATTACTTGCCCCTTTGGTTGTTGGCACGTGCCATATTGCGACCAACTGCGCGCATGGCTTGACCTGTAACTCCGCCCTTTTTAAGCTTAGTCAAGTTTGTTTTTTTGTTCTCATGCAACTGTTTGTCGTGCATGCCAAAAGCCTTTTTGATCAGCTTTTTATCTTCTTTAATATCGTCGTGCTTCATGATCAACTCCTACGTTGTAGCGATTGTAACTTGCCCTATTGATACGGTCAAAGCCAAATTGTTTGGCGTAAGTCCTGCATCATCTAAACTTGCACCACCCACAGGGTTCCACCCCCATTGAATGATACGACTACCACCTTCATTCTCACCGTTTTGTAAGATACTGGAACTGCTTCCCTGTTGCACTTGCAAACCACTAAGTCCAGACGTAATGTAAGTCGTATCAGGTCTTGGATCCCTCACGCCTTGTGGATCGTCAACTGGGTACATACCGAGCTGCAACTGAGGCTGATCTGGGTCCCAACACTGTGGACAAACTCTAAGATCGTACGTCTTTGTCTTTATGACCTCTTTCTTAAGTTCTTTTAACTTAAACTGAAAGCCGCACCGATCACACTCGGCAATCGAGTTCTTGCCGGATGAAAACCGATTAGCCATTTAAATACCACCACCTATAAACATCTGCCTTGGCACCAAGCGCAGGGCAGCCTTTTCGTGATCTTCGTAAGCGGCAAGTTCCCAGAACTCATCGTACTGTTGCTTCAGTATAGGCAAACGCTGCATACCGTCTGGCACTTTAAGCGCCACATAATAAGCAAGCCCGGCTGCCATACAAGGAATAAATCTGAACGGTACATCCATGACGTTGTTGCCGTACTGAGATGCGTCTTGCGTTCTACGCATGCGCCAGTAGACAAACTGGTACGTTTGTACACCGTCTGGAGTAGGCCATACTGTTACGGCAGGTAAATTAGGAACGTTGACAACTGAGCCAACAGGGAAATTAGCAGCCGTTGTACCGTTTTGTCCTCTAAAACAATTACCTAGGGTATTCCCTGATATGTAGTTGTAATAGATTGTTTCGGTCACGCCATTAGACACGAGGTTTACAAACCCGGCAGTTGCCAAATTTGCAGTCGATGTCAGCGTAATAGTTGTATCTGTTGTGCCCACCGCACTTGCAACTGTGAATCCAGTTGGATAGATTTGACCGTTAAGACGTTGTACCCAAACTTGAATGGGGCGACCTTGTGTCAATTTGTTAGGTAGCGTTGCGTATGTGTCAACGCTAATACGTGTAATCGTTAAGTCCGCTTGAGTGGACGTATTGTTAGGGTTTGTTCTAATTACATGAGACAATAGGTCAACCGTGTCGGTTGGTAGCGCATAGGTATTCAGCCCTTGTTGAAAGGTAATTGTCCCTTGCTCCATTGTCCACATGTTAATACCGCGGTTTGCCCAGTCTGCAAACAGCAAATTAAGAGACCTGCGGGCAGTCCGCAGGTCATAGCCAGAACGCATTTCATATCCCGCACGCTCATACGCTTCTTCGCACAACTCTGTGAGATTAAGATTAAATGACGCCGTACCGGACGTCATCGAGTTGAGCGTGGAGATTGTCATTCTTATTTGCTCGCTTTAGCATCTACCACAACTGTTTCTTCAACCACTGGAGCAGATTCCACAGAAGCTGGAGCAGGTGTATCGACTGGAGCAGCAACCACAGGGACGGGAACAGAATCAACTGGAGTAGGATTGACATGTGATTCCAAGTGGTTAATCAGTTCTTGCAACTTCTCATTAACTTTGTTGCCTCTAGACACTTGGTTAATAACGTGTTGTTGAAGTT